GTGGGATCGAACAAGCGCTACCCGAACCTCGGCGAAGACCGTCGGGCCGAGAAGATCGCCGCCTCCGCGCCACTCCAGACCCTCACCCCCGAGGAGCTCCGCACCTCCCGGTACCCGCTGACACGAGACCCTCAGCCCGCATGGGTCCAGGCATGGGTTCGATACGGGGACCAACCCCTCCGCGTCCGGGCGCGGGCCGTGATGTGGACCCCGCACGCGGTAGGGGTCGAATTCATGATCGCGGGCGAGGTGCAGCGCTGCTGGGTCTGGGCATCCGCCGTGGAGCCGGTCGAGACTGCGGGGCCATCGAATTCTGTATAGATCTAGACAGGACACGGCTCCACCTGTATAGTTCTATACATGAGCTTCTACCGCATCCAGGATCGCAGCATCCCCGTCGAGCAGCTTCTTGACCCGGAGTACCAGATCAGCGAGTCCTACTGCACTGGCACGACCCGCCCGGGCAAGTCGGTGTGCAAGTCGGTGGAGGAGCTGGCCGGGTATTTCGCTCAGGCCGGTGTCCCCCTCGACCCGGCGACCTCGGTCCTGGTCGAGGTGGAGGGCACCTGGGCGACGGACGAGGCGGGCCGGTTCGTTGAGGACGAGGACGCTGCCCTGGGTGCGCACCTGGTCTTCCCGACCCGCATCGTCGCGGTCACGGAGATCCCGGACGAGTTCTACGAGGCAGTGAACCGCTTCCTCGACGGAGAGTGACAGGAGATGAGCATGCAGGAACGCGACGAGCTGGACGCTTGGTTGGGCGACGTGAAGGTCACCGCGGAGCAGCGCGCAGCACTGCACAGAGCATCGGAGATGGTGCATGCACGGTATCCGGAGCGAGACCTGGCCGACGACCGGGAGGCCGCGTTCTCGACCGCGGCGATGCTCATCCTCGGCGATGCGACACTCGCGACGATCACGGACGCCTACGTGACGGCGCGGCGGGCGGAGCGGGCGGCGATGGCCTCTCTGACGGGGGCGATCATCGCCGCATCCGCAGATCAGGCGGAGACCGCGATGAGCCGGGAGACCGGCCTGAATCGAATGACGATCCGGAAGGCGCTCGGGAAGTGACCTTCAATCTGGCGCGGGATCCGTGGATCCCCGTACGGCGGGTCGAGGGTGGTGGGGACGTGGTGAGCATCCGGGATGCGCTGGTCCGCGCGCACGAGTACACCCGGGTCAGCGGGGACACGGAATGGCAGTCCCTCGCGATCCTGCGCCTCCTCCTCGCTGTCGTGTATCACCTGGACGCGGACCCGCTGGGAATGTGGATGGCACGGCGGATCCACGCCAGATCCGTCACCGCGTACCTGGACCAGTGGGCGGACCGGTTCGAGCTGGCCGACCCGGACGCGCCGTTCATGCAGATCCCGGGGCTCACCGGCCGGGTGAAGCCGCCGAGCGAGCTGATCCCGGACAGCTCGCTCTACCCGACCCTGGACGCCTCCCTCACCCTGGAGGAAGCCGCCCGGTGGCTGGTGTCCGCACACGCCTACCATCCGGCGGGGATCAAGTCGGCCGCGTCCGGCGACCCCCGTACCAGCAAGGGAAAATCGTATCCGGTGATCGGCGCACCGCTGGACCGGGTGCTGCTCCGGGTCGAGGGCGCCACCCTCGCGGAAACACTGCTCCTGAACCGTGTCCCCGACCCGGCCGGAATGCCCGCGTGGGAGCACCCGCCGTCCGAGGAGCACCTACCCCGGCTGGCGACGGGGATCACGGACGTGCTGACCTGGCAGTCCCGCCGCATCCGCCTGCACATCCAGGACGGAGCCGCCACAGGGGCGATCGTCAGCAACGGACACACCGCCGACGATGGTGTCCGCGACCCGATGAACGCATGGCGCACCCCCGGCAAGACGGGCCGGGGGCCGGTCAAGCCGCTCCGGTCGCCCTGGCCGGCATGGCGGCTCCTCCCCCGCATCCTGCCCGGCGGAACCACGACCTGGCCCATCGCCGCGCACATCGCCGCCCTGACCACCTCCCGCGCGATAGATCCGGCCACCTCTGTGCGAGTCGTCGCCGCCACCCCAGCCACCGACGTCTACCGGGCACGCATCGATGACATCACCACGACCAGCATCACCCTGACCGCCGGGGATTTCGCCGACCCGACCCGAGCCGTCAGCATCGCCCGCCACGCCACCAGCCTCCTCGCCGCGTACCGGCACCTCGTCCAGAACATCGAGATCGCCGCCGGCTCCCACGGCGGCGACCCCCGCGACGGGGGGCTCACCCACCTGGAGAGCGTCCTGGATGCCGCGGTCGCGGACGAGCTGTGCGCGACGGACCAGGCGGACCGGCTCGGGGATCTCGTGCGCGCCCACGGCCGACGCCTCGTAGAGACGACCCCCTACCGCGCCGCCGCGCAGATCGGCCACGAGCACCAGGGCACCCTCTACAGCCTGTACCGCGTCGAAGCCTGGTTCTACGCCGCCACACGCCGAATCTGGGACGCCATCCTCGTCAGCGAGACCCCGGACCCCTGACCCTGCTAACCTGCCCACATGTCCCCGCCTCAGCGGGGGTGGTCCGAACCGGCTCTTCACCACAGCCATTCCCTGCCCACGCGGGGATCCCCGGACACGACGAACCGCCCCGCTCCTCCGAAGAGAAGCGGGGCGGTTCGTGTGAGGGGGCCGGGGCTAGCGGAGGTCGCGGCGGAGCAGAGCCCGGCCGCGAGCGCCGTCCAGGGTCGCGTGCTGCTCATCCGCGTCGAGCGCGGAGAGCTTCACCAGAGCGACATCGGAGTAGTCCGAGGGGATGCCCTTCGAGAGGATCGAGAGGGCAGAAGCGGTTCCCGCGAGGATCGAGGAGGCGATAGCGCCGGCAGCGCCGAGGCCGACACCGATCCAGAAATCGCCGGTCGTGCCGATCGCAATCGCGCCGATCGGGATCGCGGACGCGAGAGCGTTTGCGGCGGTACGGAGGAAACCGCGCTTCGCCGCGATGACCGTCGCGACGGGGATGAGAGGGTCAGTCGTCATGATGCTCCTGTCAGGGGATGATGTTGATGAGGGTGATGGCGAGGCCCAGCAGAGAGCCGAGGCCGACGACCGCGGACAGCCCGAAAGCGGCGATCGTCCAGCCCGACACACGGACGGGGGCCGTCGCGGTCCGCGTCTCCGTGAGATCAGCCTTCAGGTCGCGGACCTCACGGTCATAGGCGGTCCGCCATGCCTCGAACTCCCCACGGGTAACGAACGTGCCGGCGAGCGCTTGAACCTGCTCCCGGAGCCCGCCCATCTCGGCACGGAGGTCTTTGAGGAGGCGGGCGATCTCCGGGACGGAGTAGGTCTCGGGGTCGTAGGTCATCAGGCGGAGCCGGTGCGGACCTTCGCCAGGTCGCGCTTGATCGCGGACGCCCACGACTCTGTACCGAGGATGAACGGGCCGGTTCCCCAGATCTGGGAGATGGCGTTGTTGGTCTCGGCGGTGGTTCCCTCGACCTCGTGCGCGAAGCCGGACAGTTCGTTCCAGAGGAAGATGATCGTCTGGTTGTCGCTGGTGCGGGGGTAGTGCATTGCCTTGATGCCGGATTCAGCCATGTGTACTCTCCTTGCGTTGTGCCCGAAGGCGGTTTCTGCGTAGCGTCGCCACGGGTGCGGCGATGCGGGCCGGGGGTACCGGCGGGGCGGGCTTGTCGCCCGTGGTGATCTGCCGGGCGCGGGCGATGATCCATTCGATGTCCATCGACGGGCCGGGACATTCGGTCCCCGACTCGCGGCCGGCGGGTGTGTCCCGGTGGCCGATGACCCCCGGACGGGTGACCCGGTTGCCGTCCGCGACCTCGGCGCGCTGGAGGGGTATCCCGTGCTCGGTGTGCGCCCAGGCGACCAGGCGGGCGATGGCCTCATGAGACTCCGGAGAGATCCCCCACCCGGGAGCGCGCGTGGTGTTCTGCGTCTCACAGGTGATCGCCTGATGGTCGATCGCTCCCGTCGTCCACGCCCGCCACCATCGCGGCGGCACGACCTCGAACACGGTCCCGTCGGCGTTCACCTGATAGTTGGGGCTGACCGAGCGGTCGTTCTCGGTGTTGAAGCGCCTCCACGCCGACTCGGGATCCTGCGTGCTCGCGTAGTGGTGCACGATGAACAGACTGATGCCGCCCTCTCGGCGGGACCGATTGGGGCTCAGCCCTGCACGGGCAGCTCCGGGATACTCAGCCACGGGCCGCTCCCCTCATCCGCTGCCGGCGCAGTGCGCCGGCCGGGATCACCAGGCGCGGGACCACGACTGGGACGGGCGGGGCGGGCAGCGTGTATGCCTGCTCGCCGTAGTGCCTGTCCCTCGCGCGGAGGTACTCGAAGTGCCACCACTCCTCGCGGGCCAAGGCCGTGCGCACCCAGCCGTGCTCCTCCATCACCGGGAGGATGTCCTGGCCCTCATCGGTGTCGGCCGCTTCGCCGAGCTGGTGCACCGACGGCGTGTCCGGATGCAGCGCGTACGCGCCCGTCCCGGCCAGGTATGCGCGGTAATCCTCCATCTGCTGGTCCCAGGTGCGGCCGGCGTCGGTGATCTGGAGGGGGTGACCGATCTGCGCATCGATCCGGAAGATCGACTCTGCCGGCTCGGGATTCAGCCACCCTCTCCCATGTCCGAGGTCCGTCATGCGTCCTCCTGTTCTCGGGGCACGCTCAGGTGCCGTAGTAGCTGCGCATCGCCGCCTCGATCGGGGAGATCGGGGGGACCGTGCCTGCGGCGTAGATGATCTCCGCGACGTCGATCGGATAGGCGGTGCCGCCCTGCGCGCCGATCGTGAGCGTGCTGAAGATCCCCGTGGCCGTGGTGGTCCGCGGCGCCCCGGAGATCCCCGATACCCGGATCGTGGACGCCGTCTGCGGGGAGTCCACGGTCAGGGTGAGCGTGAGCCACCTTCCGGTCGGCGCCGTCCCCGCCCCGGTCGCTTCGTTCTCCGCCGCCCCGCCGGATCGATTGGACTCGATCCTGGAGAAGCCCGAGGACCAGTTCAGGTTGGCGCCGCCACCCATGAACGCCGGCCCGGAACCGCGTCCGGCGGGGATCCGGGCGACGACGGTGACGAGCCCGTACCCGGACCCGGTCAGCGCCCCGGCGAGAGCCTGCCCCGACCGGAACTCGACGTACCGGAAGCCGGCGGCGTCGGTCTTCACGACCGGCGCGGCTGCTCCGGACGGAGGCGTCAGGGAGACACCGCCGACGAGCGGCTTCCAGGAGGCGACCGCCCCCAGCGGGAGGGTGTCCGCGATCCACCGCCCGGTCGGGGTGACCCCGGCGGGGTGGACCACGGTCGGGAGCGTCGGATCGTACTCCGTCGTCACGGGAAAGAAGAACGGCATGCTTAGTGTCCCTTCGTCAGTGCGTTGCGGACGAGCGCCATGAGGACGCGCAGGCCGGGCAACTTCGGGTGAGTCCCATCGGTCTCGCTGTAGAAGTAGGAGGAGTGCTCGTAGCTCTTCCATGCGGCGGCGACGTCCAGGACCGGGACGTCCGCCTCCAGCGCCGCCTCACACGTCGCCCGGAGGTACTCGGCATACGTCGGCGAGAGGATGTGGTCGGTCGGGAATCTGGTGTAGTCCGGCTGTGGGGATAGCACGCACCACACGTCGGCTCCCGCGGCCCGCATCGCCGACCACAGCGCGATCCGGTCGGCCTTGTACTGCGACAGCGGAATGTGGTCCTTGAAGTCGTTGAGGCCCAGGGCGTCGATCGCGAGCGTGGGTCGGGTGATCGTCGCCCATCCCAGCCCGTCGAGGTTCCCGGCCGTGGAGGTCGAGAATGCGCGGAGCGTCTTCCCGGAGAAGCCGGCGAGGTGCATGACCGCGCCCGAGTTGCGGCGCAGTTCGATTCCCCCGATCGGGACACCGTCCGGGGTGCCGTGTGCTCGGGCGACGTGCACGCCCCGCGGGACGGTCAGCCGGCCGACTCGCTGCCCGGGCAGAAGCCCCGGCATGTACGGGATGTCGGCGCCGGTGACCGATGCGGAGCCTGCCCAGGTGTAGGCGACACCGTCCACGGTGACCACCGATGTGCCGGTGATGTCGCCGCCGTAGATCCAGACCTCATCGGTCTCGGTCACCTCGGGCGCGGCCGGCGGGCTGACATACGAGGCCCGAGAGCCGTCGTCCACGACCCGCACCATGCCCTGCGAGAAGTACCCGCCGGGCATCGGCAGGGCGGAGCTGGCCGCGGTGCCGGCGTTCTGGATGGTCATGCCGCCATTGGGCCAGCGGATACCGCGGCCGGCGACAGGGACGCCGAGGGAGCGGAGGAGCTGCCACGGCCAGGCGTCCGCGTCCGCGGACTCTCCCGGGGCGGCGCTGCCGATCACACGGCTGACCGAGTCCCCGGCGACCATGATCGATGCGACACCCGCGCCCACCCGGGCGCTCTCCAGTGCCGACGTCCACCGCAGGACTTGATCCGGCCGGAAGTTGAAGGTCGCCGCGGCCGGGTCGTACAGGGTCGGCTCCGGGCACCACTCGGGGGCTGCGGAGCGTCCGACGACGCCCATCCGGCTCGACCAGCGGTCAAGAACCCACTGCGGGACGGTGCCGTCCGGGCCGATCGCGTCCTCCCCCAGTCGGGGGATTCCTGCCGAGTCGCGGCCGACGGATCCCGACAAGGCGCCCTCGACGCCTCCACCCCTGAGCGTCGTCCCATCGCCGAGCAGCCGCAGCTCCTTCACCGCCCACGCGTTGCCCTTGCTGAGGTAGGCGGGGAACTGCCCGTAATCGTTTCGGAATCCGCCCGCGACATCGCCCGTCAGGTCCGCCCCGCGGGGGATGCCCGGGTCTGCACGTTCGACCAGATCGCGGCCGTCGATGTCCGCCTCCACGGCGGTGGCCGCGAGATCCGCGACCGTCGCCCGGAGCCCCGCGTCTTCATTCAGCGCGTCGGCTACGAGAGGAGTGACTTGTGTCTGCACGCGACGGTCCACCGCCGCCTGCGATTCGGTCCCCTCCCGGTCGATCAGGCCCGCCGTTGTCGGGTCGGACGCGAATTCGGGCTTCCCGATGGGGATGAGTCCTGCCATCAGCTCACCACCTCCTCACTCTGGGCGCCGTACATCATCCCGGCGACAGCGTCGTAGTAGATTCCGGAGGCCAGAGCCTCCGGGGGTGGGCCGTAGCCCCACGGGATCGGATCGGCCTCGACCGACCGAGACGCCAGGATCAGATCCGACAGCGCCCCACCACCGATCGGGACGCGCAGACCGTAGAGGACGTCCATGCCCGTCCCGGCATCCCACGTCGCCCGCACGGTGTACGTTGCTCGGGGGATCATGGTCTCCGTCGGTGCGACATCCACCCGGAGGGCGCCCGTCGCGTCGGTGATCGTCGCGTAGACGGGGGCTGTGGTCATCACCCGCGAATCGCTCGTCGCGACCCGGTCCAGCACGAACGCCAGCCGGGGGAACCGGCCTTGGAACGACTTCAGGCCCGCATCGGACATGAATCCGGTGATCACGCTCATGCCGCCTCCTCCTCGATCTCCTCTTCGACGGGGAAGTCCCCGCCGAATCGCTCCGCTTTGACGAGCCAGTAGACGTCCCGTCCGGGCTCGCCGTAGACGGTCACCTGACCGCCTTGCACCTCATCCGCACCGACCGGGAACGGCCGTCCAACCGGCGTCACATGGACAGTGCGCCCGCCGGGCTTGTTCAGCGCCTCGAAGTAGTCCGGGAGCATGATCACCGCCTGGCCGGTACCGTCCAGCGATGCCCGCCCGGTGTACTCGGTCCCCGAGATCGGCGACTCCGTAGACCCATGCCGCAGCCAATGGCGCGGCTTCAGCGGGTGCGGCATCCGGAAGTTCTTCGCCCCCGCCACGTCCAAAGTCGCCGCGACGAGGTCTCCCGCCACGGTGACCTTGCCGAGGGCGACGATCTCGGACGTGGAGAGCTTGCCGATCACCCGGACCCCGGATTCCCCGCGGAGCTCTAGCTGCGAGGCGGAGTAGACCTGTCCACCCGATGACCCGCCACCAGTGATCGAGACGTTCCCCACGCTCACCTGACCGCCGCCGGTCTGCGAGATCGTCACAGCCCCGCAGAGGATCCGCCCGCTGCCCACGGTCAGATCCGCGTTCAGGAGGGTGGCGCCGCTGATCGTCGTCGCCCCGGCGATCGTCGTCGTGCCGCCGATCGTCGTCGCCCCGGTGATGGTCACCGTGTTGCCGAACGCAGTCGGGCCGACGACGTTGAGCGTCCCCGACACGTAGGTGTTGCCGGCGATGTTGACGGGGCCGGTCCACAGGAATGTTCCCGAGCCGATCAGGGAGCCGGAGACGCTGGCCTGTCCGGTGACGGACAGCCCACCGTTCTCGATCGTGATCCACCCGCCGCCGTAGACGGTGAGCCCTGCACGACCGATCGCGGCATTCTGGATGGTGGAGGTCGCGATCTCCCGGACCATCCGCATGAGATCCTCATAGGAGAGCGGCACTCCGAGGTGATTCACACCCATTCACGCCCTCCCGTCTGGCTGAACAGCGATCGTCTTCGTCCGCCCGATACCGGCATTCACCCGCACAATCCGGTGCGGGAAGGTGCCGTCGTCCATCCACTTGTCACCGTCGAATGTGAGATCCGCGATATCCCCGACATCAGCCGGGAGATCCGCATCGACAACGAACGACCATTCCGTGACCGGCTTCCCGAACGTGGCAATGTCCTGGACGGCGAGGGCATGCAGTTGGTCGATATCGTTGACCGATTTCGACATCGTTATCCGCTCCAGCAGAGGCAGCGGCGACGCCCTGTTCTCATGCGAGTTGACGAGCAGTTTGATCTCACTGCCCTCGCCCACACGGTCGGCGTTGTTGGTCTGCCCTCCCGCATTCACGTCTTCCGAGAAGGAAATGACGGGCGACTTCTTAGCGGAGACGTTGAATTCTCGGACAACCTGTGACGACCATGCCTCACCGCCGAGCATGTGCCATTCGAACCGACCATCCCCTGCCCATTGCGGCCGGAAATAGATGTCCAGCCCCTCCGACATCAGCGACGACAGCACATCGCCGACGGTCTGCATCGTGTACCCGAAATACTTCCGCGTGATCGCTTTCGTGTCCGGGAAAGGACCGATCGAAAACGGAAACTTCGGAGACGGAAGAACATTCCGATTCCAGGACTCCGACATATGCCACGCGGCGATCTGCGGTAGCGTCCCGGTGACCGTCTCATTCCACAAGACGACGTTCTGCGCCGTCCTGCCGGTCATGATCCGCCGCGCCATCAGCGCCCACAGATCCCCGAGCCGCACTGTCACCTCGGACGCGCCGAGCTGATACGGGCGCCCGATGATGTACCCGCCGTACTGGACGACCCCGTCCCGCTCCAGCACCATCAGATTCCGCCACGGGGTGAGCAGCTCCTTCAGCGCCGGCTTGGAGAACGTTCCGTTCAGTCGGACCGCCGCCGAGGCATCCCCCCGGGCCGACATCAGCCGAGAGTGGGGGAAATCCGCGATGGGGACTGTGTCGATCCGGTCGCCCGTGATCCCGTCACAGACATGCGCGACGATCTCAGCCATGCGGCCTCCTACCCATACGTGTCCGTGACGGCGACCCGGAGGGCGACACCACTCGTCACGGTCTGCACGACACCCGGCACGGAGGGGCCGATCGTCCACGGCTGCCACACACGGATGCCCCGAGGCACCCGGACGCCGTTGACGTACAGCCCGCCCTCCGCCGTGGGGATCTCGTGCGTCTGCCCCGGAAGGAGCGGTGCCGCCACGACGATCCGCCGCCCGCCAGGGCCGGTGATCGTGTACCCGTCCGGCCGGTTCCCCGTCGCCGTGAACACCGGATGGGCGGGGAGCAACCCCTGGTGCGCGGCGGGCTCACCCGCCTGAAAGACGTGCGTCTCCCCGTAGAGATCCGGGTCGTCCGCCTCGAAGCCGAGCCGGTACCGTGCCAGCCGGCCCGGCACCAGGATCGAATGCGACGGCTCACCCGCCCGTACGACATCGGTCCACAGATTCCAGCGGCCGTGCCCGTGCAGGCGAGCCGTGGACCCGTCGCGCAACAGCGCCTCCAGGGTCCGCAGCGCGAACTCCTGATCGTCGGGTCCGTCCGTGTGGACGAGCCCACCCCAGGAGATCGACCGGCCCGACGGGTACGCCTGCCCGGAGAACCATCCCGGCCCCACCGGGCGATCGATGCGCTCACGACGCATCGACGTGCCGCCGAGCAGCCACCCGGAGATGCTGTCCGGCTCGATCGTGTACCGAGCCGGACCGCTCCCACCCTCAAATATCAGATCCTCGATCTGGAAACGCATTTCATTCCCCCCGAAGACTCGACATCTGCCTCTGCTCATTCGCGGCGACAACACCCGCCGCTTTCGCCTGCACATACGCCTCGAACTCACGCCCATCGACAACCAGCGACAACCGGTCACCAGGCATTAGCCCCTGCCCCTGCCCCTGCGCCGCCGCGATCGAATCCACAAGCGGGCCGAGCACACCGAGCCGATCGCCGGTCTCCATCCAGACACCGACATTCCGGTCCCGCTGGTCCGCTTTCGGGGAGATATATGCCTCCCACGCCAACGACTTCTCCGCGAACTTATGAATCTCGGCCCCGCCCGGATAAATCCCCGACGGCACATTCGACCGGATCCCGCCACCCTCGAACGCCTCGTAGGAATAGAACCCACCGCGCTCATTCGGCTTCGCGAGATATCCCGCGAACGCGTCATTCATCGACTGGACCTGAGGGTTAACCCAGATCGGAACGGTCCTACCCGAATTATCGAAAATGAACTGATCGACCGCGGATTGTGCTGCCGCCGTCTCCGCGAGAATCGCAACCGCCTTCGCCTCCGGCAGCGCGAAGACCTTGTCAGCGAGCAGCTGCACTTCCTCAGCGCTGAAGCCCGCGGCAGTCGCCGCGTCCTCCAACGCCTGCCGCTGAACACCGAGCGTGGCCGAGTAGTTTTCGGCGGCGGTCTTTGCCCCGAGGGTGACTTTCTCCACCTCGAATTGCTTCGACGCCGCATCCTGCGCACGAGCCGCGACGTCCGAGAGCATCGCCGCATTCGCAGACCCCGCGACCGTGCTCTGATCCAGCGAGAGCACGAACCCATCGGTCGTCCCATTGAGCTGCTCGTAGGCGTCTCGCTGACGATCCACCTCAGCCGAGATCCCCGACAACGCCTCCAAGTAGCTGGCGTTCGCGGAGACGGCGTCTTGGTTGACGCCGTTCGCCTCGTTAATCCGATCGATCAACTCCTGCATCTGCGAGGACAGATCGTCCACGCGATCCGCTTCGGCCAGATACGCATCTGCGGCGCTCTCAGCGGTCGCCGCGCTCTTTCCCGTCGCTATCGCAAGGAGCGTCGAGTCGTTCGCCGCGAGCTGCGCACCGTCCGCGACACCCACAAGCGCCTCACGGAACTCAGGGCCGAGTCGCCGAAGAAGCTCTTCAGCTTGCGTGGGATTCATGCCCTCGGCGAGCATGTTGAACTGCTCGGTCGCCCTCGGGAGATCCTCAGCGGCGAGCGCGGCGAGAGCCTTCCCAATGTCGCCGAGCCTGTCCAGCGCGGCGGTCTGGCCGAGGGAGAGATTCAGGTCGGTCCACTCGACCGCCGCAGCGTCCATCAGCTCCGGGAGCTTGCGGAGGTCTTCCATCCCGTCACCGCGGACGAAGTTTTCAATCGAGTGCCCAGAGGTGGCCTTCTGGAAGACGGTCGCAGCGTCGGATGCCGTCCGAAGCGAATTCGCCAGCTCGGCAGTGGAAGCCGTGCCGGCGTCGTTCGCGAGCTTCAGCCCCTCAACTGCGACGGCTGCACCGACGAACGCAATCCCCCACGGCCCACCGAGGAACGACGTAAGGCGTCCCCACCCGGCGCGGACAGACGCGCCCGTGACTCCGAGCGTCTCCATCGCCAGCTTGAATTCGACCATCTTCGGAACCGCCATCAGAGCGGCGCTTCCGACCAGCACAAGCGTCCCGGCCAGCACACCGCCGATGACGATCAGACCCTGGACGGGGTCGGGGAGGTCGCCCATGAAGTCGGCGAAGCCTTTCACGCCGTCTGCTGCCGCGGTGACGGCGGGGAGGAGCACCTGGCCGAAGTCGATCGCGGCGTCTCGGACCGCGTTGCCTGCGATCCGCATCTTGGACTCGGCCGTCTCATACCGCTTCGCGGCTTCCTCGGCCAAGGCGTTGTTCTTCTCGAACTCCTCGGACCCCTTGGACATCGCCCCGGCGAACATGTCCGCCGCCGCGCTGGAACGCAGGAGGGCGTCCCGCATCCGGACCTCGGTGATACCGAGATCTGCGAGGACTCCAAGGGTGGACTGCCCCTGAGACTCAGCGTTCGCGAGCCCCTTCACGAACGCGGAGAGCGCCTCGGCCGGGTTCGACTTCCAGAGCTTCGCGAAAGCCTCGGACGACATGCCCGCAGCAGACGCGACCTTGTCGAGCTTCGCACCGCCGGAGTCCGCGGCGGCAGCGATGTCGATCATGACCTTCGACATGGCCGACCCGCCGGCCTCCGCCTCGATCCCCACCGACGACAGCGCCGTGGAGAGCCCGAGCACCTGACCCTCGGAGAGGCCGATCTGCTTCCCGGCACCAGCGAGACGCATTGCCATCGCCATGATCTCGGCTTCGGTCGTCGCATAATTGTTGCCCAGACCGACGAGCGCGGACCCGAGGTTGGACACCTTGTCCTGCGAGGTGCCCATGATGTTCACGAACCGGGCCAGGCTCGTTGCCGCCTCTTCTGCGGACAGGTTCGTGGACTCGCCGAGGTCGATCATCGTCCGCGTGAACGAAATGACGTTCGGGGTCTCGATGCCGAGCTGGCCGGCCGCTTCCGCGACCGCCGCGATCTCCTCATGCGACGCCGGCAGGACGCCCGTCAGATCCCGGAGCCCCTGTTCCAGCTCGGCGAGCTGCGCGGGCGTCCCATCGACGGTCTTCGTGACGCCCGTCCATGCGGACTGCCACTGCATCGCCGCTTTCGCCGCAAGCGCGGACCCGGCCAGCATCGCCGTTCCCGCGGCTACCCCGGCTGTGCCGAGCATGTTGAACGCCTGGCGCTTCTGCTCCAGCTTCTCCAGCTCGGTCCCGGTCTCACGGGTCGCCCGCGCGGCCTTGAGCATCCCTGCTTCGTATTCCGCCACCTGTGCGGACATCCGAATCTTGATGACGCGTTCCGACACTCGACCACCGCCTTAACGCAGAAAGCCCCCATTGCTGGGGGCTTGAGGGCGACCGGGTCGCCAAGAATTTTGCCTAGTCGAAGGGGACGAGTTCGGCGCGCCAGAGCAGCGCCCGCTTGTCGTCCTTCGGCCATTTCTCTTGCGCGACCCGCACCGCGTCGGCGGCGAAGTCCACGCTTGGTTTCGCGACGAATCGGGCCGTCGCAGTCGGGGACGACCCGTCGTTCGCGGGGTCTGTCGCCTCAGCGGTCGTGATGCCGTGCGAGCCGCGCGGTTCGAGCGCTCTCCGCCTGGCGGCGATCAGGACCGCCTTCTCCTGCGGGGTGAACCGCGGCTCCGCGACCGTCACGGAGATGACCGCCCCCGTGTGATCTACCGTGACCTGGGAGGGAGCCCAGCCGTTGAGCTCTCTGACGGTCACGCCCATCTCTCGGGCTAGCTGGGCCTCTTCGGCGCGTGCTGGCCCTTCGAGGCTTTTCCCGCGGCGACCATCCGCTTCTGGTGCTCCCACTCATGGGCGCCCCACAGCGCCACGGTCAGGTTCTTGATGTCGGGGGCGGCGAGCGCGTCGACCACGGCCGGCCACCGGTTCGTCGTCTGCCCGTCCTCCCCGACGCGGAGGAGGTCATCGACCTCGTCACCGTCCACGATCTCCACCCGCGGGAATGCCTTGAGCACGGCCTTCAGGTCGTACCCCAGGTCGTGATCCCGGGGGACGCGCGGGCGCGGCGGGTGCTGGGCGGTGAGATCCTCCCACGCCGTCCCATCGAGTGGCCGAAGCCGTACCGTCACCTGGCGCGTGCCGAGGAGCACGTCCTGTTCGACCGGCTCCGCGGTCTCGAAGACCTGTCGGGCCTCCGCGATCAGTTCATCAACGTCCATTGGTCCCCACCTCTCCCCCACCCACATGCGAGACCGGCAGGACGGGCGGTGGGGAGTGCCCGCCCTGCCGGAGATTGCGCCCGCGGTTACGGGCCGGCGACGATCGCGACTTCGCGGGCCACTTCGCCGACGACGTTGAGCCGCTGTTCCTTCATCAGCTCCGTGTTTTCCGTCGCGGGGACGTCCTTCGGGATCGACGTCTCCACGGGAATCACGGCGTTGAGCTTGTCGCCCTCCGCGAACGTGTGCCGGTTCGGGTAGCCGAGGGCGTGGACGATGTTCCCGGAGACACCGGGGGCGCCCAGGGTCGCCTCAATCGCTGTCGGCGTGGTCCGGTTGTAGACCCACTTCACGGTCACGTCGTCCGTGACGGTGCCGTCATACTGGAGCGCCTGCGCCAGCGTGTACCGGCCGGAGGTGATCTTGACGATGTCCGTCTCATGCGTGAAACCGTCGCGGGCCAGACCGTAGGTCAGCCGCTTGACCGTCGGGGCGGTCAGCTCCGCCAGGGTCGGCCGCGTCGGGTCGGCGATTGCCGGCACCCACAGGACGATGCCATTGCCGTCTGCGGCTGTGCCGCGCTGGACCTGTTCGTTCATGCTTCCTCCTCAGCACCATCCGGTGCAGTCGCCGCGGTCGCCCGCGGACGTCGGTTCTTCGGCGCGGCGAACGTGGCCGCGCGTGCCGTCTCGACGGGCTCCGGGTCGATGACCTTGTACGCGCCCGGATCGGCCGCGTAGGTCACCTCCGGGACGTCGAACTCGTGTCGCGGCCCTGTGGCCGCGCGCACTCTGATGAATCCCATTCGTCAGCCCTCCGGCGTGGATCGATAGATGAGATCCAGGTCGATGAACGGCAGCGGCGGGGAGACCTTCTGGTCGTCCTCCACCTCGCCCTCGTCATCGAGCCGGATCGGCCAGCACACCCGCCCGGGGACGACCGGCGTCCACCCGACGAGCTGGGCGATCATCGCGTCCGCGACGCGACGCACCGCGGCGGGATCCTCACCCACACAGCGGGCGACGATCCGCATCGTGCGAGCCGCGGTCACATCGTCAGCGGCGGTGTACCTGTCATCGCCGATCTCGTCCGGGCCGAGGTCGTGCAGCACCACATACGACGACCGCACCACTGTCCCATCGGAGTTCAGCGGTGCGTTCGAGTCGTGGACCGGCGGGGCGCCGCGCTCCCGCGCCCGGGCGATGATCGCTTCGAAGTGCGCGTAGCGGTTCATGCGTCCCTCACAATCCGCGGTCGGTGAGCGAGTCCCGTAGCGCGATCTCGATGCCCTTCGACAGCTCGTTCTCCGCGAAGTTCTCCGCGTCGCGCCGCGCCCGGTCCGGCTTTCGTCGCACGGGGCTGATCGGGTCATCAAAGATGCCGGCCGAGGGCACCAGGCCGGCCTTTCCGGTCGTCCCGCCGTACCGATCCAGGTCCGGGCCGACCTCGGCATAGTAGGTGCCACGTACGGCACCGCCGACCGCGATCTCCTTCACCCCGGCGCTCGACTCACGCCCCACGGTGTAGTCGATCGTCGCGGTGTACTGCCGTTTCAGCGGGTTCCCCGCGGCCTTCGTTCTCCAGTTGTCGCGCGTTCTGAGCGCGGCCTGCTGGACCGCTTGCTCCGCCCGCTTGGGGACGAGGTCGGCGAGATCGGTGAGGTCTCGGGCCAGGGCATCAAGATCGCTCACTGGGTCTCCTCAATCTGGAACCGCCGCGATGTCGGATTCGTCCGACTCCGCCGCGCCCCGATCGCGAAGATGGATCCGGACATGTCGGGATCCGTCAGGGAGGACAGCACCTCCACACGGTGCCCCTTGGCGACCCCCGCCGTTCCCACCACAGGGATGGCGAGCTTCCCCGCCTGCTCGGCGACCTGCTGGTCCGCGGCGATCACGTCTCGCGGCTCGACCGCACCGAAAGTCAGCTTGCACTTCCCCTCGTAGATCACCGGCCGCTCCGGCGGGTCATAGTCCAGGGTCACCGGATTCCAGGGGCCTCGTGTCGGCGGCGCGGCGGTGATCCGGCACCGGTCGCGCATGTCCGCCTGGGCGGCTCGCTGCCCGCGGTGCAGCGCAGAGACGGAGATGGGCATCACCCACCCCCAAAGCTCACGTTGTGCACACCCGAGAGGTACGGGGAGACGTCGCCCTCCGCGCTGGAGAGGAGCCGCCCCCGCTCCGCCTCGGAGATGTAGAGCTGCCCCGTGGAGACGGCCGCGTCGATCGTCTCCTGGAACGTGTCCTCGCCGAGCTGCCGGCGGGCGTCCGGGTTCCGCAGGACACGGACGACCATCGCGACCATGACCCGCGCCACCGAATCGCGCCGCAGGTATGCCGGGTCCGCGGCATCGAGCGCCATCCGGCGGACGACACCCGGGATCTCATCTTGGATGACCCCCCAGGCGTCGTCCAGCCACTGGGCCGCGGCCGTCTGCTCGCGCAGCTCCGACGTCTCCACCAAGGGACGCTCGAACGCGCTCTTCAGCCGATCGAGATCGGCGACAGGATTCGTCATGCGTCCCCCTCCGGACTACTTGGCGCTCTCGAACTCCTCGACGGCGGCGCGCAGCTCATCACGCTTCGACGTCTCCAGATCGAAGCCGTGGTCCGGCTTGATCCGGGTCAGGTACTCGAACCACGCCGCCTTCGACCCCTGCACAGGATGCGGACGGTCGCTGGCGTCCTGATCGGGCGTGCCGCTCGACGCATCCTCGTCAGGCTCACCCTGAAGCTCCGACGGGGTGACGGGATCCGGCCCCTCAGGGGTGACGGGAATGTCCGCGGGCGGTTCCTCGTCGTGGACGTCGTACCCGGCGCCACTGAAGTACAGGAGCGCGGCCGTGTCGTCGGTCTCACCGACACCGTCCGCGAAGTTGACCCCCGCGACGGTGCCGGTGAACCCGGCGACAGGCGTGTGGATGACCGGCGTCATCAGGCCGCGACCTTGATGTTGCGGAAGACCGCCGCCGCCTTGGTCGCCTTCAGGGCGACACCGACCGGGCCGAACTCCACACCGCCCTCCTGGACCGCCTTCACGTTCGTGAAGTCGGGCAGCCAGGTCTCCACGAGGTTGCCACCGACGGTCGTCACACCGTGGAAGCCGTCGAGACCGACGCGGTAGGCGTACAGATCCGTCAGGCCCGTCTCTGCCGTGCCCCCGATGGTCGCGGAGCGGATGGGGATGATGGGGCTGTTCGATCCGGCCTTGGCACCCGGGTCGGCGAACACGATCCCACCGTACGTCTCACGCTCGATCGGCCGTCCGTCCTGCCCGATCAGACCCTCGATCGGGTTCTTCACGTACTGGCCGGCGCGGCGTGCCGCCGCACGGACGCGGGCGAGTGCTCGCGCGTTTCCGAGGATGATCGTCGGGGCACCATCCAGCATCGACAGAAACTCATCGATGTCATCGAGCGCCTTGTGCACGGCAGCGGGATCGGTGTCCCAGTCCTCCCAATGCGTTACGGAATCCGCTCGGTACTCGGTGGAGGAACCGACCAGAGCCTTGTTCAGGCCGTCGAAGCTCGCCGCGTCCACGGCAGTGTCGCCGTTGATGACGGCGTCCTGGAAGAGGGTCGTCGCGGCCTTGATCTTGTTGCGCATGTTCAGCGCGACCGAGCCCGACACTGCCGGGCCGAGCTTCGCGATCACACGGTCCACCTGGAAGGTTCCACCGAGAACCTTCAGCTCCGTGGAGTGCTTCGAGGTCGTGACCTCGCCCGGGGCGTACTCCGTGTTCAGGGGTCGGAACGCCGCGGTACCCTGCGTGACCTGCCTGCGGTAACCGTAATCCAGGGTCGCGTCACCACCGGCCGGGTTCACGGCCTGGTCGAAGACCAGCGAGTCCGCGATAGCCGAGCCCTTGCGGAACTCGTCAATGACCAGCGGGTCATAGTCTTCCTGCGCGTTGTTCTTCGCTTCAGCGAGGGAGGTAACCATTCGCTACGCCTTTCGTCAGTTGCTCTCCGCCGCGTAATGCGCGGCGAAGGCTGCTTCCATAGATGTGGGCTTGGGGGCAGGAGGCTTTCCGCCCCCCGTGATGCCGGCATCCTTCGCGGATGCCGTGGACGGCGCGCGCAGCTTCAGGACCGCATTGACCTGCGCCTGAAGCGCTTCCTCGGTCGTGGCAGTCAGCAACGCCCGCTCGTCCTTCGTGATGCCGTGCTCATTGGCAAACGTGAGCTGGAGCAGCTCGGCAGCGTTCGACGCCGCCAGCGTCTCCGCGGCCACCGCCCGTTTTTGCTCGCGTTCGATCTCGGAGAGCTTCGACGCCTCCACCTGATCGAACTTCTCCGCCTTCTCGCGGTTCTCCTTCGCACGCTGCTCCCACTTGCGTGACTCCGACTTCCAGTCCGTCGGATCCGCGGGCGGATCGACGGTATCCCCCTGTGCAGGAGGATCGGCGGGGTCCGCGGGAGCGGCGGGTCCGGCTTCGGCCCCTTCGACAGGGGCGAGGTAGCGGAACCACGGTCGATGCCAGGAGGGCGGCGAGAGTGGCCCGAGCGTGCGCGGTGACATGGGTTCTCCTTTTCGGAATGAGCCCCGGTGCCGTGCGGCAGGAGTGGGGCGTGGCTCCTCGCGTGCCGTGCGGCGGGCGAGGAAGATCAGAGGCGGTGGAGCGCGTCAGCGAGGCTGAGACGGCTGCCATTGGTCGCGGCGAAGCGGGCATTCAAGCGCCGCCATATCCGCTCATGCACGATGTCGGCGCGGTCATCGTTCAGGCCGAGCGCGTCCACGAGGCGGAGCAAGTCGCCAGATTCAGGCCGCGCGACATCTATCGCTGCGATCTGCCGCTGAAGCGCGGACTCAAGGAGTTCGAGCCGGTCCCTGTTGAGCGGGAGGCCGCGGGCGTTCGCCGCGACGTCGGCACTGTTCGGCCCGATCGAGCGTGGGATGGACCCGTTTCGGCGCGCATACTCAAGCCGGTACGTCGCGTCGAAGAGACGTCGTTCTTGAGCTGTCATGGTGGCGCGGTCGAGCTGGTCGCGAACACCAGTTGCTCGCGCCCGCAGCACCCGGTCACGGGCACTACCCGGAACGATCGGGCGGGAGATCGGCTTACTGAAGCGCTCCGCCTGTTGGCGAAGTTCCTGCGAGCCCACGATGTACCCCTCGCGGCGCATCAACTGTGTCGCCTTCGTCCTGCTTGATCCGGCCTCTTTGTAGATGTCGTCCAGCGTCATCTTCGACGGGGTTCCGAACCGCTGCGCAGAGCGCTCTGACGTAAGCCCGCGGGTCTTCACGTTCGACACCCGGTAGATGTCGGCACCGTCGCGGATGGCCTGCGCGTTGCGTTTGCCCCATGTGCGGTCTTGCTCTTCGATGCTCATCACCGTGAACGCCGTATAGGGATCGGTGGTGAGATCCCCCGCCATGCTCTCCGACGCGGGGATATGGCGGCAGTCGCACAGCGGATGCCGCTGAAACCCCTTGTTCCAGCGGAACCACTTCCCGGCGAGGATGATGCAGCGATGACAGCTCGACCCGTTCAGCATCCGGACGTACCCGGCGATCCCCGCCGACGTGATTCCGGCCTGCACGGCGCCGCGGTTCGCGTCAGCGAGCAGTGAGGGGACAGCGGTGTCCAGGAACTTCCGCCCCTGCTTCAACGCCGAGGCCGGCGCGAGCCCTTCCCCGACGGCCTGCTTGGAGCGGATCACCGCAGTCCGGAGCACACCGTCGAGCGGAGCCCCCCACCGGTTTACCCCGGTGAACGCCGCTGCGGAGACCGGCTCCAGCCGTGAGGCGTCCTGGCCGGTCTCCGCGAGCACCCGGGGCAGATACGCCACCCCGCCCTGCGCGGCGGCGAACTGCGCCCGGGTCACCGTGTCCGTCAGCGCCTCACTGATGCGCGCGTATCCGGCGTCGAAGTCGCTGCCGACACGGTTCCACAGGCTTCTCGCCGTGCGAGTCGCGTCCTCAGCTATCTGCTGCTGCTGGTTGTAGTGCTCCGTCGCCGCCGTTGGAAGCATCGGGGATGCCTCCCTTCACGAGAGTGCGCAGCTCGGCGTCCATCTCGGCCTCAGCGAGTCCGAGCCAGCGTTGCACCTTCGGCTGATTCGCGCCGGGGATCATCTCCCAGGCGCCTTCACGCGGGAACCCGGACGTGATCAACTTCTGGATGCCGTCCACGATCTGCCCGAAGCTCTTCACCTCGGTATCCGCGTAGAGCATCTCCATGTCGGGATCCGGTTCGTTCTGGCCTGCGGCGCGAGCCGCGAGGGTCAGCATCTCGACCATGCCCTCATTGGAGTAGCGCTTCAGCTCGCCCTGCAAGCTGGTCAGCGTCGATTCCGCCCCCGAGATCGCGTCCCCGGAGAGGTTCGCCATTCGGCTGAGAAGATACTGCGGCGGCACCTGCGATGTGGCGAAAAACTGCGTCAGGAACTCGGTGAGCATCGTGACGTAGTTCGCCAGGTTCGACTCCGGCATGTCGAAGACCTTCGTTTGGTCCCCGTTGAAGACGAGCAGCCGGTCCACGGCCGCACGGCCGAACTCGTTCAGCAGCGGTACCCGCCGGCCTTCGGAGGTCGTGTAGATCGACCCGTCGGGGTTCCGCTTGTAGACGATCTGTCCGGACTCGTCACGCATCACCGGGTCGAATCCGGTCACGACGCGCTGACGGAATGCGCTGAACTGCATCGCCAGAAGCATGTTGAAGCGGATCGTGTTGATCGCATTCTGCTGCGGGATCAGCGGGTCAACCGGCGAGAAGACCTCGGCGTTCGCATTCGGGCGATAGTCGAATGTGACGAACGGAGTCGCGCCCATCGGGTGCGGCCCGCCCTTGCCCGTCGGCTCCCAGGCGCCGTCCTCGCGTCGGAGCTGCATCCAGCTCTCGTCGTCGTAGACGTAGGCGACGGAGTCAGCACCGCGGGCAGCCGTCGGGACGATCAGCGCATTCGGCGCCTTCGCCTGCTCCACGATCTTCACCGCGTACTCGGTGCGGAACGGATCCTCCGGGTCCGGGTGCAGATAGACGTTGCGTACCGACTGCGGGCGGACGATCGGCCGCTCCCGTATCTTCTCGTTGACCCACACGGAAGCGATTCCCCGCCCGTGCGTCATCATCGACTCGTAGATGATCGTCTGACGGGCTTCGAGCTTGTTCGCCGCCCACACGTCGCGCCACATTCCCTTGTCGATGCTGTCGCCGAGCCCGGTCCTGACTCCTTCGCAGCGAAGTCTTTGAATCGGGGCGAAGACAGGCAGCGGCATCCAATTCACGATCGACTGGGAGCGGAGGGACTCGTGCTCGGTCCCGATCCCGTCCGGCGCCCACGGCTTGTCCTGCTCGCCGTGCAGATAGTCCTCTCGGCGCTTCATCTGCTTGGCGTTCTTCGACGTGGTCGCCAGCGCGTCCCACCCGACGGAGGCGCGGGCCTTCGCAGTGCTCAGATCCATGCGTCTCCCATCACGAGTACGAATACATCGCCGTGCTGATGCGCTGGCGATCTGGTTGCGTGCCCTCGGCGCGGGTGAAGGCGAACACGGCGAGCGTCAGGGCTACGAGCGGCGAGATATCGGTGGTGTCGCGGCGATGCCACAGCCACTCGCCGGCCTCGCCGGGTGTGCGCTTCTTGCCCGCCTCGACCGCGTCGTCCAGGTAGACGTCACTGAGGTGCACGAACAGGCGGGGCGCGTCGGGATCGTGTCGGCCGTGCTCATCGACCGGCCCCATGATCAGCTCTTCGAAGAACCCGCAGGCTTGCACATGCTCGGAGTAGCTGATCTTCGTGACGTCGATGGACTCGGCCTCGAACCGCGGGATCAGCTTGCCGGGGCTGCCCTTCGGATCCAGGACGACGGCGACCGGCCCCCATCGCTGGATGATGCCCTTGACGTAGTCCACAACCCAGCCAGTCCCGGGGCCCCGCTTGATGATCTCGCCCTGAAGCTTCGGCCCGGCCTGCCAGTGCCCGCCCTTCCGGATGGCCTGCCGGCCGACGAGCGCGACCGACGACAGCGACCCGTCGAAGTTGACGTCGATTGCGACCGCGACGGCCCCTCGGCGGAGATGCCCGGGGACACCGCCCCACATCATCGAGTCTTCGTCGGCGAGCGACGCCCACCGCTCACCGTCGATCACCCGCGTGCCGGCGGACTCGTCCAGGATGCCCAGGTGCTCACGGCCGAACTTCGCGTCGTTCGGGGTCGCCGCGCGCAGCTTCGCCAGCAGGGCGAGCGTCACCCGGTCCGACTCGGTGGCGGGGTTCGCGCCCCGCTGCACCTCCGGATCATCAAAGTTCGCCTTCGGGTCGGCGCTGTACTCCCGGTAGGCGAGGTTCTTGTCCTTCGGCCGGTCGTCTTCCTGCCGGCCGCGGGCCATCACCCGCCGCAGCACCGCCGACGAGTCCAACGCCGCCGACGACGTGTAGATGATGAGCGGATTCGGCGCAGCGGTCAACGTCGCCATGATCGCCGCAAGAACCTCTTCGGGAAGGTCGTACGCCTCATCGAGAATCACGAGATCCGCGGTGAATCCGCGCCCAGAGCCCTTCGAGCGGGCCAGGAAGCGCAGTCGCGCGCCGGACTGAAGCTCGATCCCCTCTTCACCGTTCGCGGTACGGATCCCGACGACCCGGGAGCCCCGACGCTTGACCAGCGCGTACAGCTCCGGCGTGCCCTCGATGATGAACTTCACCCGAAGGAACGCTTCCTGCGACGTCTTGAACTCATGCGCCGTGTGGATCACAAGGCGCGCGTCGAAAAGGTAGATGAACGCCAGCTCGATACAGGCGAGCACCTCACCCTTGCCGTTCTGGCGAGGGACGATCAGCGCGAATTCGAACGCGGCCCAGTTGCCGTCAGCAGCCTGAGCGAGCGCATCGCGCACCGACTCCTTCTGCCACTCATCGAGCATCTGCCCCGAAAGCTCATACAGGGCGATGGCAGCATCGCCCGCGGTCCCACTACTTGGCGGAACGCTTCGGACGCGCGGCGGCACCACCCTTCCTCGCTTCGAGCCCTTCCCTGATGCTCGCGACATTCGATGGCACCTCCCCCGCACCCTCGTCCCTCTTCGCACCCTCGAAAGGGGCAATGAGTTGGCGCAGCGCGGCGGCGTGCATCCGGGCTTCCTTCATCGGGTCATTGATCAGCAGCTCTATGACGCCGTCATCCATGCGCGGCAGCTTGATCCGGAACCAGGCGTCTTCGTCGCCGTTGATCAGCTCGTGCAGCTTTTCGAGCCGGTCACTGATCCGGCATGCCTCCACGAGGTTCTGCACCTCGATCTCGGTGAGGTTTTGCCCGGTCGCGATTGATTTATACAACCGCAGGCCACGGGCGCCCAGGCCATGCGGATTCGTCCTCGAAACCACGATCTGGACCCCCTATGAAACATTTTCGGTAGAAAGCGGGGAGAGAAAAGTTGACTCCCCGGCGGTCCTGAGGGGCATGAGGGTGAGGGGGTCTCCCCCACCCCCTGCTGTCCTGTCACCTCGTCGTGTCGTTCATGCCTCTTCGGGCATGCTCACCATGCACGCGACGTCTTCGATCGCACTCGTGAGCCGTCACCCTGTGCGCTGTTGCATCCCAGGTGAGCGAGCCTGAGCCGTGAACGGATAGCTACCGTCTCAGGGGTGGGATGAGGATCCAGGTGATGCACGGACTTACTCATCCTGTTCACCCTGCCGCGAGCATCCTTATACGGCAGAGCCATGTCCACCCGGCGCTTGCAGATGTGGCAGTGCGTCTCCTCACGGAAGACCTGCTCACGGACCTCACGCCATGCAGCACCCGACCTGACACCAGCCACTACTCCGACTCTGAGGCGATCTGCTCAGCGAGCCGCTCCACACGCTGAGCCCACGTCGCACGCCCTCGACGCAGTCCACCGATACGAGCCGACAGATCACGACCACGCACAGTACGCACCCGCCTCTTCGCCCCCATCCGCTCGAACTCCCGGATCTGCTCATCGAACTGAGCCAGCAGCAGCCGGGCCGTGGTGAGCTGGGCAGCCGGCGTCCGCTCCACAGGGACAGTCATCGCACACCTCCGTAGACCTGCATCGCTAACGACAGATCACGGGCATGCGTCCGAGGGTGCCCGACAGCCGATGGTGCGAGCACCAGCGTCAGCACCGCGATCACACCGACGAGCAGCCACACCCGCTTCACGAGTGCACCACCCTGCCATTGGTGGATTTCAGCACAAGCGCCACGTCGAGCCGGAATCGGTCGTATGCGTCGATGCTCTCGCCAAGCACTCGATGTGCGTCGTTGTCGATGAAGACGACGTCCACAGATTGCCCACGCATCCGGTGGTAACCTCGGGGCGTCGCGAAGCTGATGCGACCACCGCTCGGCAGGCGCACGCTCTCTGCGCCGTTCGCGATTCGGATCTGCGCGCCGAAGGCGTATGCCTCGTTCGGCTGACGGAAGCTCTCGACGGCTTGTCGCACCGCGCGCCCATCGCGCTCGATGACCAGGATGCGCTCACCCGCGGCGGCGTTCATCAGCATGGCCGTTGCTGCGTACTCGTTCATGGTTTCCCCCTAATCGACACGGTCCCGGCCCATCTCAGCTTTCGTCTAGCCCACTTGACTTGATACGTCTAGCGAGTTAGACTACTTTCATGGTCAGCGAGCAACCCACACGCAAGGTCGTCCGACTGCTGAAGGACGCCGGATGGTCACCCATCCGAACCGCTGGCAGCCACACCACCTGGGCGAGCCCGACCGGAGCCACCTTCACGCTCCCCGACGGACACCGCACCATCAGCCCCGGCGTCTACCGGAAGCTCCTGAAAGCACTGGAAGAGGAGAGCAAATGAACACCTACAAGGTCACCGCCACCCGCGAAGGCAAATGGTGGATGATCGCCGTCCCCGAGATCGACGGGCTCACACAAGCACGACGACTCAGCGAAGCAGCCGACATGGCCCGCGAATACATCGCCGCGTCCCAAGGCGTCGCCATCGAGGACGTGGCTGTAGACCTCGAAGTGGCAGCCGTCGATGACATCGCCGTAGCCGCCCGCGTGGCCGAGATCGCCGAGGAACGCAAGCAGGCTGCCGACCTCGACCGCGCCGTGGGTCAGCACTCAACCGATCTCGCCCGAGACCTCGCCTCCGCCAAGGTACCTCTCCGCGACATCGGCGCCATCCTCGGCATCTCCTACCAGCGAGCCCACCAGCTCATCAGCCCGCGGCCCTGAGACGGTGAGAGCCCGGACACCGAAAGGCGCCGGGCTCTCAAGACAGATAGTTAGAAGCGGATCCCGGTCACGAACCTCTGCGCGGTCGCGTAGCGGATGGCCGCTCGCGTGTTTTCGAGAGCTTGGAAGTTGATCTGATACGCCTTTGGCCGCTCCGGCTCCCGCTGCGGACCGTGTAGCGCCCGCTGCACGAGTGCATGTTCCTCGGCGTCCAGATCAAACTCGGCCTGAAGACGGACCCTGCCGCCGTTCTCCTGCGTGACCCTCGCGTTCGAAGCGTCCTTGAGCTTCAGAATCCCGTTGCCCACATCCGTGAGGTGCTGCTTCCGCACCTCACGGGCCTTCGCTCGCGCGTCTGCCGCGCGCTTCTCTCGCTCCCGCTCGTCACGGGCCCTGATATGGCCCCACGCGACCTGTGCGTCACGCCTCGATACGCCGAGCTGCCACTTCAGCGACTCGATCTCCCGGTCCTTCTTAGATGCCATAGCGTGCCCCTTCATTCATTCTGCTGGTGGATCAGTCCACGAACGGGTGCACCAGATCGTCCGCGTCGAGCATGACCACACGCTCCACCGTCGAATCCGGTACCTCACCGCCGTAGAACTCCTCAAGAGCCCGCCTCTTCGCGGACCACTCCTCATCGAGTTCGTGCACCATCGCTACTCCCCTCGAAAGACACGGGCCTCACTTCTAGCGCGCCAGGCCAGGCTTGGCGCCGTTCCCCTTCACGGGCGGGTAGCCCATTCCCCCAAGGGGAAGCTGTGGTGCGCGCGCCGACTGTAGACCTGAGGTCAGGGCCGGCGCGCGCAGACCGCCTATGACGCACCCATCTGATCCGGGCGTTGTCGTCAGAGACGGGAGGGTATGGCGAGGATCATCGCCACAGCATGATCAGTGCTGCGATGGCATGGTGGGATTCGAACCCACGAACCGGGACGTGCGTCTCGGTCGGTATGCAGCGCGGCCCGATCGTCCGCGCATCCCCAGGTCTGTCCACCACCTGGAGTCATGCCAACGCCTGTAGAAAACCACGACAGGCGGCGTGAGGGAGCGTCCTCCCACGTCGAAGTGTGACCGGATCCAGTGCACGGATCTCCGGTCCCGACGACGGTCGCTGGCCGAGCAGGATTCGAACCTGCGCGCGTCTCATTAACAGTGAGGTGCTCTGCCACTGAGCTACCGGCCATCGTCGTGGTACATCGCGCCACGACCTCGCGCCCTCCATTGCTCCGGCGTTGAGGGTTGCCGTCACCCGCTTATGAACGGGCGAAGATTAGCAGATCGCTTATGCGATCAGAGATCCGGTGTGCTCATTCCGGCCCCTTTCTCAGAGAACGGTGAGGGACTGCAAGTCGAAGCCGTTGCCCGTCACGTCGAATGTCAGCAGGCCCGGGTCCGAGTCGTCGCCGGCTTTGTTCCGGTACCAGTCCGACCCGTTGTCGAGCGTCGGCGCCTGAAGGAACCATTTCGCCCGGCCCGTGCGTGCGTTCCGGCCCGTCGGCTGCACCATCAGGTGATGGTAGTGCGCACCGATCAGGACATCCGCCCGAGCGACGGGCTGTGCGCCGTGCTGTTGCTTCGTCCACCAGTCGATCGCCCGGCCGGGTCCGTACTGATTGCCGTGCACCATCCCGAGGACGGTCCCGCCTGCATCGAACGCTATCGACTCGTCATAGTCGCCCGGGAAGTGCCAGGTCGCGCGAAGCCGTGACGCGGCGGCGAGCTTCTCCACCTGACGATGCACGTACAGGCCCAGGTCATCCGCCGGCTTGCCGAGCGTCTGCGGGCCATTCCGCCAGGCCGTGTGATTCGAGGTGACCGTGAGGACATCCACGGGCGCGAATCGGCTTAGCAGACGCACGAAGTCGAAGACGATCGTTCCCGCAAGATCCATCTGCTGCGCCAGCGACAAATCGTTGGTGAACGCTGGGTCGCCGCCGGAGTGGAAGTTCTCGAAGAGATCTCCGCCCTCGGCGAGCACGATCCGAGACGGCCGGCGGGCTCGCAGACGCTTCTCCAGGCGGGCCATCACGCCCTGGAGCCGCTCCAGCAGCTCCGGCGTCCCGCCGCGAGATCCCGTCTTCCCCGCCTGCACGTCGGACAGGACGACGATCATCGTCCGGTCGTTGTCCGCCGGGGCGAGATCCGGAGCCCTGCGCGCCTTCGCCGCCGCGTACAGCGTCGGAAGGTCGAGCATGCTCCGCTTCCGGCGGAATGACGCCCGGTAGGAGTAGAGCTGCACCACATCACGGTCGCCCGTGTCCGTGCGCTTCGACTGCTGCCAGGTGCTCATCCGCACCGTATCCCGGTCCACCTCGAAGACGTCCGGGTCCAGATTGAAACGGCGGAGCACGTCCGACCAGTCCGAGATCGGCTTGTCCGCCTTCACGTCGCGAAGCTCGCCACCATCCGGACCGACATCCGCGGAGCCCAGAATCTCCGGAGGCGAGGGCGGGTCAGCCAGCTTCTCAGCGAGCATCATCCGGCGACCTTCTGACGGTAGGCACGCAACGCCGAGTCGCCGATGTCCAGGCCCTCAGGTTTCAGCGTCCGAGCGAGCGCCGTGGACGTCCACTCCGGATTCCGCAGCGCGGCATCGAACGCCCGCCGGTCCGCGTCATCCAGGCCATCCCGCCACACGTCGATCCGCGACCGATACCCAGTCGGGGAGACCGGCGGCGTCTTGAGAACGTCCTTCAGCGCCATGCGGCACCTCCTTACGAGAACCCCGCCAGCCCATACGCCAGTCGTGCGCAGGAGTTGGCTCTCTTCTCACCGGCTCGCGGCATGCTGCCTAGCAGTCCACGCCATCGCCTCGGCGGTCATCAGAGAACGGCCAACCGCAACGGCGCCTATAGTGAGGGCGAGCGGCGGCGGGGAAGAAATAGAAGGGCCGGGATCGGGGGCAACGACCCCGGCCGAGCGCATGAAAAAAGACCCGGTGACCTCACTAGGTCTCCTGGGTCTTCTCGCGCTTGCGCTAGCTTAACACACTTCCGTCGCGCTTTTCGCGCTTTTTCTTGGACGACCCCTCTTGCCCCTCATCCGCTTGTCGGCAGCGAGCAGATCGTCCTCACGGATCCGCCCCAAGACGAACACGATTTCCCCGCGCTCCTCCCAGCGGTAGATCGTGGACACAGCGCGCCCCACACGATCCGCTGCCCCCTGCCTGTCATAGATCGCCACCCGTCAGCGGCGAGCCCGCCGGGAGAAGCGCATCAGCGCCCACCAGCGCAGACGATCCCATCGGGTGATCTTGGCCGTCACCGCCTGGGACGGGTGCGGATGATTCACGTCCGGATCCTCCAGACGCATCCGCCACTCACCCGGCTCCGACGGGACCAACGGGGCGATCTCATCCACAAGATCCTCCTGCACCGTCATCACCCGCGACCACGGCCCATCCTCATGGCGTCGCGCCTCAACCACATACGTCTGCATGCTCACTCCTTCACCCGCTCGGCGATCTCATCCAGGAAGTCGGGACGGAACCCCGACCAGGAACGATCCCCCACCACGACGACCGGCGCCGAGGAATGCCCGAGCGCCTTCGCCGCCGCCAGATTGTCCGGCTCCGTCAGGTCTCCCTCCTCGAACGGGATGCCCCGATCGGACAACCACCGCTTCGTCGCCGTGCACTGCTGACACGACGGCTTCGAATAGACCCGGATCAGCAGGGCGCCTCCCCCACGGACCGGCGCACCTCACGCACCGCCGCCAAGAACGCCTCCCGCTGCGTCCCGAAACAGCCCGGCACGTTCGATGCATGCCAGCACGCATGCCCAGCATCGAACTCCCGGCGCACACTCGGTCTCCGCGTCACGCGTCCCTCCCCTCTCTGCGACTGAACACGTCAGCCCAGAATCCGTCCACATCCTCGGGCGCTTCCCACCCGCATTTCTCGCACTCATAGCGCGTCTCACCGCCCGGAATCTCCGGAGGCGTGACCTTCACCGCCCGCAGGCCACACGACGGCACCGGGCACGGCTGAGCCGCCCACCACGGATCCTCTCTGAGCGACCACCGCTCGAAGATCGTCCGCAACGACCACCCGTCCGCATGCTCCGGCCGGCCGATCACCGCATCCGCGAGCGGCACGATCTCCGGACGCTCCGACAGGGCAGACAGCCCCGACAGGATCCCGCCCGTCAGATCATCCGCGAAGTCACGGAGCACGACCGCGCCGGCCGAGACCGGAACCTGCATACGCCCCTCCGGCACCCGCCCGTCGATCACCTCCCGAGCCGACCACAGCAACGTCACGATGAAATCCGCGGCGTCCAGCAGCTCCACCGGGACCGGCGGCGGCGCATGCGTGCGCCCGCCGCCCCCGCCCGGCTCCCTGTCGTACACGACGGCCTTCAGCGGATCCGTCAGCGACCGCAGATGCGCGAGCATGTCCGGCGTTGCGGCCAGCAGACCCCGCGTCCGACCGAAACAGACACCGCAGATCAGAGAATCCCCGACCGCCTCCCGCGGCGCACACCCACGACACGACCCGTCACCCCCGAAAGACGGGCACACCGCGAAGTGCTTCCCCCGCATCCGGCATCCGCGGGCACACGGGACGCCGCTCAGAACGTCCCCTCAGGCCACGCCCCCGGCGTCGCCCATGCATCCTCCTCAGCAGGCCGCGGATCAGCCCCCTGACGAGGCCGCGTCGGGATGATGCTCACCTCAGCGAACCGCAACTCCAGGTCCACCCCGGACTTGCCGTTCGCCTCCCACGGTCGAAGCACAGGCACCCCCGACACCCGGACGGCCGTACCCTTTGCCAGCTTCTCCGCGTAGAGTTCCGCCTGATCACCCCACAGCGACGCCTTGACCCACAGCGTCGCCCCCGCGTCCTCCCACTCCCCCGACTGCCGGTTCTTCCGACGCGGCGTGAACGGCACCGAGAGCCCCAGCACCGCTTCATTCGTCTCACGGGTGTACCGCAACTCCGGATCACGGGGCAGATACCCCACGACCTCCATTTCAGCCTTCTGCCTCAAACATCTCTCCTCTCATGTGCGCGTGCTCCGCCTGTTGCTCCACGACCAGCCGTCAGAATTCCTCGACGCTGATGGCGAAGTATGCGCCGTTGAGATCAACGAGCAGCGCGCCGTCTTCGATGCTCGGCGCGTTTACCTCAATCCCGCCGTCGTGCTGCCCCTCGGTGAGCAGGCTCTTGATAAACTCCAGTGCGTCAGTCGCGTTCATGGTCGTCTCCTTCGTTGTTGGTCGCACGGATTGGGCGGTCTGCGTCCATGCATCGCGCGTGCGCCTCGGGCTGATGCAAAGGGCACGGCTCAGACTCGACCGGATCACCGCACACCGAGCAGACGTAGCCGCCCATGCCGTAGCTCACGATCCACTCGTCAGGAGCGTCAGACATGCTCGCTCCCGTTTGGGCGGTCTGTGTGCCCGTACTCGTCGGGCGAATCGCACTGATCCGACCGGTGCGGCGCGTAGCAGCCGTGGACGTGGATCGGAGCCGAGCATGTGCTCGAACCGTCGCACTCGCCGGGCGCGAACTCGTCGTCCTCACTCCGGTTTGGGCGGTCTGGCGCGCTCGTCAGCGCCTCGATCCGAGCAGCGGCCTCCCGCATCAGATCGGTCGCAGTCTCGCCGCGCCATCCCTGCCGGAGCAACCTCACCAGGGTCTCGTCTACGTGCGTGCTCATCGCTCTGTGCTCCCGTCTGGGCGGTCTGCGGCGGCTCGGTATCCGCGCTCGTAGGCGTCCGCATAGACGCCACGCATGTGGACGTGGTGCCGCTCCGGGTAGACGCGCAGAGCGACCGCCAGAGCCTCGTGGATCAGCGTCGCGCCCAGCACGTCCTCACGGGTGAGCCGTGGCCGTTCGATCTCCGCGATCCGTACTTCGAGGCGCTTCACCCGGTAGGACCACTTCTCGACACGCTCGGACGCTTCCTTCCACGCCCGATGCGCAGAGCCGAGAGCGGTGCGCACCTGCCGCGCCGCACGCTGGCTCCCTGACGCCCCGAATCCCGGGATGCCGCCACCCATCGCGGTCGCGGCGTCGTTCTTCTGGTCAGCGGCGCGCATCGCGTCGTTCGCTGCTTCCAGACGCTCGCGGGCGTGTGCGAGCTTCTCCTTCAGGTCAGCGGGATCGTTCGTTGCGCTCAT